CTTGAACAGGTCGCCGCCGAGATAAATCGTAGAATTGCAACCATATGAGCATTCGCATACCGATCATTAGCGAGTTTGACGACAAGGGTATTGCGCGCGCCAAAAAGGAATTCAACAGCCTTGAGACGACGTCGGAAAAGATCGGCTATGGCATGGAAAAAGCGTTTGTGCCCGCGATCGCAGCTGTGGGCGCACTCGCTGCCGGGCTCGGCATGGCTGCTAAAGCGGCTGCTGAGGATGAGGCGGCACAAGCCGCACTTGCCGTACAGCTTGAAAACTCAACAGGTGCCGGGCAAGAACAAATCGCCGAAGTTGAAAAAGCAATTAGCGCAATGTCACGCCAAGCGGCCGTTGCCGACGACGTACTACGCCCTGCATTTGCTGCACTTGTCCGTGGCACAAAAGACATCAACGAAGCCCAATCCCAAATGTCGCTCGTGCTCGACATCAGCCGGGCAACATCCATTGACGCAACCACCGTCGCCGACGCGCTCGCTAAAGCCTACGAAGGCAATTTCAAAGCGCTGCGATCGCTCACACCTGAAATGGCAAACCTTATCCGTGAGGGTGCCGACATGGAAACCATTATCAGCGTCCTTGGCGGAACGTTCGGCGGAGCCAACAAAGCATTCACCGAAACCGCCGAGGGCGGCATGGCGAAAATGCAAATCGCATTTGCCGAAATGCAAGAAAGCATTGGAGCCGCCGTCTTGCCATTGCTCGAGCGCCTGGTGCCGATCATTACTAAAATGGCGCAGGCCGTCGAGGAAAACGCCGACGTCGTCATCATCCTGGCAGGCGTCATTGGCACCCTCTCGGCCGCCATCATCGCCTACAACGTGGCAGTCAAAACCGCGGCATTTCTACAGACCGCGTTCAACATCACTTTGGCTGCCAACCCGATCGGTCTTGTGGTCGCCGCCATCGTGCTACTCGGTGCAGCTCTCGTGGCCGCATACGCAAAGTTTGAGGGCTTTAGGAACGTCGTAGACGCCGTGTTTGGTGCACTCAAAACAGGTATCAAGATCGCCGTTGATTACGTCGCAAGTTACCTCAACAGCATGATCAGCGTATTTCGCACCGTGTTCAACACGATCGCAAACCTATGGAACTCAACCCTCGGGGGCTTGTCGTTTGAGATCCCGGACTGGGTGCCAGGCATCGGCGGTCGAGGTTTCAGCATCCCCGAAATGCCAACCATCGGTGGCGGGGCCGCTAGCGGCGCTTTAGCAACCGTAGGAGGTGACAAAAACCTTGGGGTTCCTATTCCATCATCCGCGGGCGGATCGGTCGTTGTAGCGGCTCCTAGCGTCGCTGGCGGGGGCGGTGGCGGGGGCGCATCCGTCCGACAGATCATGGAAGCCCCAAATATGTTGGGGGCAGGCATCGCCAGCAACCCGTTTACATCGAGCGCCCGTAACGCCATGCTGGAAAACATCACCGTGAACGTCAACGGCGGTCTAGCGACGAGCGCCGAGATCGGGCAAGCCGTCGTTGACAGTATCCGCGCCTACAACCGATCGGCTGGCCCGGCGCGCATTGAGGTCAGCGGGTACGTCTGATGCCCGGCACAGCAATCGTCCAATCAGGCAACTACCTGCTCGAAATTGACGCAGGCTTTTCCATTGACGCATTCACGCTGGACGACACAACTAAGGGCGTCTTAGACAATACGACGTATGTTTTGGACGGCACCACTCAGTTTGCTGACGTCACCGACGGCACCTTGAACATTTCGGTGCGTCGAGGCCGCAAAGATCAAGGCGACCAGTTCAGCGCAGGCACCATGACGTTTACGCTCAATGACACACTCGCTGACGGCATCTTCAACCCGTTCGACACGTCAAGCCCGTACTATGACGCCAACGCCAACGTGCCCGGTTTGGCACCTATGCGTCGTGTGCGCCTTGGGCGCTACAACGCCAGCAACGTCCTTGAGTACCTGTTCAAGGGCTATGTCGTCAACTACGACTACAACTTTGCGTTAGGCGGTCTGAACACGGTCAGCGTCTACTGCGCCGACGATTTTTATTTGCTGGCACAGACCTACATGGACGAATACAACGTCACAACCGAAACATCGGGCCAGCGCATTGAAAGCGTGTTGAACCTGCCTGAAGTCGATTACCCGACTGGGCCGACCGCCCGCAACATCTCAACAGGCACCGTCAATCTCGGCCACGACAGCGCCTACACCGTCCCCGCCGGCACAAACGTGTTGGCCTACCTCAACCAAATCAACGGCACCGCCGAATTCGGCCGCCTGTTCGTGTCGCGTGACGGCGTACTGACATTCCAAAACCGCATCGGTGCCACACTCAGCGGATCGGTCGCCGACTTCAAAGACAGCGGCACAGGCATCAAATACGACAACGTAGGCATCACATTCGAGGCCGACAGCGTCGTCAACCGCGCCTATTTGCAAAACCTCGACGGCGCTAACGCAACCGCCAGCGACAATACCTCAATCAGCACCTATTTCATTCAGACCGAAAGCATCACCAACAGCCTGCTGGAGAGCGCAGGCTCACAGCTAGCCGACGCTGCAACCTACTTGCTGAACGGCGAACCCGAAGCCAGGTACACCGACGTCGCCACCAAATTCGCCATGCTGACTACCGCCCAACGCGACGCGGTCGCCACGATCGACATTGGTGACACGATCACCATTGAAAAAACATTCCCTACAGGCACCGGGACAACCAGCCTTGGGCAAGAGCTGTCGGTTGAAGGCATCGAGCATCTGATCGACTTCAACACCGGGCACCGCGTCAACCTGTACACCGCAGCCACCACCATCGTCTACAACTTGATTTTGGACGACCCAACGTATGGCGTACTTGACGCCCTCAATGCTTTAGGATAGGAGCACCTATGGCCATTCAAGATTTCACCGCCGGGCAAGTATTGACCGCCGCCCAAATGGATACGTTGCAAGCCAACGACTACAACTGGACGGTCTCAAACAAAACCGCGTCATACGTTTTAGTTGCAGCCGACAAAGGCACCCGCATCGTCATGAACAGCGCATCGGCCACCACAATTACCGTCAACACGTCGCTATTTAGCGCTGGCGACACTTTGCAGATCATCAACATTGGCGCAGGCACCTGCACCGTGACCGCAGGCACCGCCACCGTCACCACATCCGGGTCACTTGCTTTGACGCAATGGGGAGGCGGCACACTTTATTTCACGTCGGCGTCAGCCTCCATATTTTTTCCCTACGGTGGCGTAGGTTACGGTGTCGCAACAGGCGGCAGCAGTTCAAGCATCACAGTCGGCGGCATCAACTACACGCTGCTGACATTCACAACTGACGCAAACCTCGTCGTGTCGACCGCAGGCGATTTTGATTTTCTCATCGTTGGCGGCGGTGGTGGTGGAGGCGGAACACAAAGCGGTGACGGCGGAGGCGGCGGCGGAGCTGGTGGCGTAGTCGAAGTACGCGCATATTTAGCGGCCGCCACATACGCAATCAAAATCGGGGCAGGTGGCGCAGGCGGCGTCACATCCACATTGCCTGGTCTTGGCGGCTACTCAGGCATCACACAAGCTCGAGGCCTACAAGCCGTCGGCGGTGGCGGAGGCGGCCACACCAACGCAGGCGTCGCACAATGGGCACCAACACCAGGAGCATCAGGTGGCGGCGGCATGGATTACATCGCAGGTAACTGGTTCTCAACAGGCGCAGTCGGGCTCGGCGGCAGCCAAACCGGGTACGCAGGCGGCAACGGCGGCAACACCGCAGCAGCAGGCGGAGGCGGCGCAACCGCAGCTGGATCAAACGGAACAGGCACCACATCAGGCGCAGGCGGCGCAGGCTACGACGTCAGCGCATTCATCGGCGGATCAGCATTATTCAAAGCGGGTGGCGGTGGCGGTGGCGCACCATCAGGCGGCACAGCCGGCGCTGGCGGCTCGTCCGTGGGTGGCGCAGGTGGCACCGCAGCAAACGGAGCAAACGCAGCCGCAAACACAGGCGGAGGCGGCGGAGGCGCAGCAAACGACGCAACACGCAACGGCGGCAACGGCGGATCAGGCATCGTGTACGTGAGGTTCAGAGTATGAGCATCCACCAGTATTTCGCACAACTCGATGACAACAACGTGGTCATTGATGTCGCTGTAGTTACCGCTGAATTTATGGCAGAAAATCCCGACCGCTACCCAGGTCGATGGGTTGAAACATTTTTCAATGTGCCAACGAAACAGTACGCAAGCCACGGCATGATCTACGACGAAAAAACCAAAAACTTTGTGTCACCACCTAACCCGACTGAGGGCAAATGAGCCGATGGATACTTCGATTTTGGTGGCTTGCATCGGTGGCGGTTTCTCTTTACTCGTTGCGCTCATACATAAATCGACCAAAGAAAACCGTCAAGATCACGGACGGGTACACGAAGCGCTGGGCCGAATAGAACAAAAAATCGACCACCACACGGAGAACCACCCATGAGCAAAGAAACCAAAGCAATGTTCGCCTCCTACGCTCGATCCGTTATCGCCGCCATCGCCGCAGTCGTAGCCACAGGCAACACCGACCCGCAAGACC